TTTTGTTCTTTCTGGTCGTTTTCTTGTTTTCCTTTTAATCCTAATTTTTCTAATTCTTCGTTCGCAACACTCTTTACTTCATCTTTAACTTCAGTAAACCGCGAGCCGGCTTCTGGATCATCTTCGTGTTGCACCCCGTAATAGTCATGATAGATGTCTCGCGCCATCGACGCGACGGCCGCAAGAATACCGGCACCGGGAATGGCCGCGGCGGCTTCTAACGCCGCACCCTTTACATCTCCTTGTAGGAGTTTCCATGCGGTGAACCCTGCGGCAAGACCCGCACCCAAGAATGGTACGGCTTTTCCAGCCAATTTACCAACTTGTTTCGGGACAATTTTTTTAATAAAGGCCGTGAGCGCACCTTTACCCGCCCCTTTAGCCGCAGTTTTTCCCGCGACCATTGCGGCTTCTTCTGCACCTTTTCCCAGTAACTTGCCACCTAACTTACTAGCCGTTCCCGTAACTTTTCCGAGTGCTTCTCCACCAACTTCAGCCAACTTTGTGGCGGTTTTTCCTACTCGACTGTTTTTGGCTACTTCGAGTGCTTTGCCTCCTACGCGCCGGAGGAGTCCACCTTTACCACCTTTGAATAACTTGGTGATACCGCCAAACTTATCCCCCATAAAATTGGTGGCTAAGTTAAACAGCGAACTAAACAGTCCTCCACCTTCTTTCTTCTCTTCGTCACTTACACCACTGCCCACAAGTTTACTTGCCGTACCACCTTGTGTTTCAAGGTCTTTTTCTTCTGCGGCAGTTGCTTGTTTTGCAATTTGGTCTTCTTGAATCCTAAGGGCTTTGGCGTTCACGCCATAAATTTTTCCCAGTAGACTTGTGTGCTGGTTCAGGATTTTAACAATCTGGCCCGTATCTTCTTTACCCAATCCCGTGGACACACCGGTACGGCCGGAAACGGCTAATTGGTCATCCGCTGTGCTTGTAGCATTGCTGATATCAGTTGATGACATCATGGCGGTATTTTTTGATTCCGCAACTTCTTCACCTAGTTTTCTTTTATGACGTGCGATCGCTTTATCGGTGGCTTTATCCGATTGATGCTGTGCATCGTTTGCACCTCGTTGCGCTTGTGTTTGGCGTTCTTCAATGTCTTGTTGTTTTGCTCGTAAATCGGCGCGACGTGCATACTCATTTTTCTTAGGTCTATTTTTATACGCAAAGACTGCTAACGCTGCAAAGGGGCTTTTAGTGGCAGCACCCGCTAACACACTAGCGGCAATATCGCTTTTAACAAGACGCCGGCCTACATCTTTTAATTTTCCAACCCGACTGGTTCGTTCGGTGAGTTTTTGTTTAATTTTTTCTGCTAATGCTAGTAATGGTTCGGTTTGTTTGAACTGCGTCAATACTTTATCTGACTTGATGTTTTTAATAATCAAGTCAAGTCGTGGTAGATATTCTTTTTGCAGAGGTTTATCGCCACCAATCAGAGAATCGGCATTTTGCGATGAATCATAATACAGCGATTGCAATTCCTCACGATAAAAATCAATCAGATTAAGAAGGGGTTCATTTTGTTGTTCGGAGGCTTGTTTTAAGGATACCGCAACTCGCTGTTCTTCTTTTTCTACAAACCCAACTAATTTATCGGCATCTTTTTGAGACAAATCACGGATAACGTTTAGGCGACCTCGGTCAATACTCATTTGCCCCGACCGAGTGGCGGATATTCCTGTAGTAAGTTTTTGGTCTAACTTATACAAATTTTTTTCGTCGTCCCCAAACAATTGACGAAGTTCGTCTCGTGTTGTTTTGGAAAGACGAGTCTTTGTATTTTTAGGATAGCCGTTTTTTGCCATATAAGGTATTTATCGTAGTTGCCGAGATTGCTGCTGTCTGGCAATTTCCTCGTTTTTCTTATCCACCCACTGTTTTAACAAGATAACATAGATGTCCCGTTCAAACGGAATCATGTTTTGTATGTCCCCCCACGACCAATGATGCTCCTGCATCAGTGTAAAGATGGTCTGATAATGATTCAGGAGGGTATCGTAGCGGGCGACTAGTCTAAAAAATCCACGACTCCCGATAGTGCAATGGTATGCTCAAATCCACACCCTTCACATGTATATGTAATGTTTTTTTCTACCGTAGGCAAACCGTCGAGGAATTCAACTAGTTCTTCATAGTTACGAGTCGAGAGTGATTCTAAAAATTGCATTTTTTCGTCGGTCGTATAGTCCACAAAGGTATATGATTGCCCCGTTTCACTATCGTCCAATGTATCGAATACGTCACACACCGCTTCCATGAATGGTTGGGAGTTAATTTTGCCTTCTTCCATGGCGTTCATTACCAATTGATGAATGGTGTAGACCGTAGGATATCGCAGACGTAAGGTATACCGATCCGAGAGTTTTAGTAAAAATTTTTCGTCGGGTTGGTCTAATCCGACGACGGGAATTTCTGTCAGATTGATAGGCACATTTGTGCGATGGCCACACTCAACCTCTCCCCCATTGGGTTTATTGTGGCATACGTAAATGGGGGTGGCCACTTCACCAACGCTTCGTGCTCGCAGTTGTAACAGTAGATACTCGATGTCAAAGTAGGGTGCTACCCGAGGATTTACTTGGTCATTGGTGCAGTTGCGAATAATTTGCGATATCGCTTCTACTTGATCTTGATAGTTTTCAGATTCTTGTGCCATTAAAAGCAATTTTTCTTCACGCACCAGATAGGGTCGCATGGTAATAGTTTTTTTATTAGACGGGAGCGTTACGGGAAACGCATAGGTATCAAGTACAGGTAGTTTCATAAATCACCTCAAAATTAACGAATAAGCGAGTTGGTGTGAAAGAATTCAAATGTAACAGATAAGGTAAGCGGTGCATCAGCGGATTCCCATGATGTTGATATCCCCCCTAACGCCTGTGGATAAATTTCACGATACTTGTTATGAATGACTGGCGTTGGGGTAGTGTCAACCCCATTTGGTGAAATGTGCGGGGTAAAAATTTGCACTTCTGCTTCACTCACATAGTCATCATAGTATTCAATGGCAAAAAATGTAGAATCTGATCGTGCGCCTTGATCAACCTCATTTTGCGCAAATCGCGCTCCAGCAATTTGCTCTTGCCATACTAAAAACGTGTGGTGTAGTGCCTTGGCTTCATTTAATGATCCTCCCATCAGTAAAAACTCAACGGTCATCGGTCCAAATATTTGAGTATGTGGATGCTTACGGGTAGGTCCGATATAACTAAATTCTTCAAATGTAGCCAGGTTATATCCCGCCATGCTAATAGATTTTGCCATTAGTCCGCTGCTCAATAACGCCCACCCCGTATCGACCAGATCACTCTGTCCTCGGCGTCGTAAGACCGCAGGGCGACTCGTTAAGGTAAACAGACCTCGACCTTGACTCCCAAAATAGGCAGTTTTGGTGAAAAATGCTTGTGGGTCAAAAATATTAGGCATTGCAGTAAGTATTTAGGAAAGATTCCGACGACTCTCCGTCCAGACTTTTGTGGAGGTCGTCCCGATAAACCGCTCACTGGGATACGCCAAGGCTACCGCCCATTCGAGCGGGGAAATGAACAATGCTCGCCCGCGTATGTGGGTATAGTTGTACCGTTTAATCGTAGGTAATTTGCCAACCATGCGACGTTTCGTCAACTGTTGATAGGTCAGGAATATGCGACTCAATTGAAAGACGGGCAGCGGCGCGATTAACGGCATCATGGACTCAAACAAGCCAAACCGAAGTTTCGGGGGAAGATAATGAAAATTCATGGCTAATACACTGGTGGGTGTACGGTCAAGTACCAACACCAATGGAAACATGTCGTATTGATTCGTGGTTTTGGCTCGATAACTAAAACTGTAAAACATGCCAGGAATCATTTGTTTGCCATCAACAAACATGCTCTTAAACTTGCCATAGCGGTCAACAATGTCTGTCTGGTCGTCTGGGTCAATTTGCCCAAGCACTTGGGTGATGTTCTGTGCCCACGCAATCGCACTTCCGCTTGCTTTGGTCGCGGGGTTGTTCCCCATCATACCCGTCATCGGGACGACGGACACCCCGAGTTGATTAGGAAGCGGTTTAGGGGTCGTGGCGCGTCCTGTAACCCGTGCCGGTTGCTGCTCATGAAGTTGACCTCGGAGTGCAGTCGTGTCGCGTCCTCCGCGCAAATAATGCTGAATGAGTAGGTCGAGAAAGTTATCGGCCATTAGGGTACAGTTCCTTTTCGGTGATGACAACAAACTTCCATCCCTTGTTGGAACAGAATGATTTGGCGGCCGTCCACTTTGCTTGATTTTTGGCATACTCAATCGTCTCACGAATTTGACGACGCTTGTTGGCATACCGTTTATTAACAGGCGACTGCACTTGTGCTGACGGTTTAATCTCGACCATCCATGTTTGTTTCTCATCCGCCTTGGTGCGCACGTTGATGATGAAGTCAGGGTAGTAGCGATGCCACTTACTATCGCCCGTAAAATAATACGGCACGGTGAGTTCTTCCGAGGCCCACTGAAGAATGTCTGCGTGGGTGTCGCAGTACTCCATGAAGGTGCGTTCCCAGGCACTCCGAAAGATAATGTTATTCGGATTCCCTAAATATTTGCTCGGGTTGCGCGGGAAGAAGCGTCCTTTTAATGCCATATATACAAAGAGGAGTCTCCACTCTATTTAGAGGGCATTATGGCCGGAACAACATACGATAACCCAAACGTTTTTCAATATCTCGGTGGATATCAAGACAAATCTATCCAAGATTTGTCCGGCCTTCCCAATAGAGGTGGGGTGCTACAGTTTCCGCTTGGGTTGGGTGCCGGATTGTCTACCGCGACTATTCCGTTCACTCTGTTTATGCCGTATAAACGCGCAACGAAAACTGGTGGATTTTATTCAACTAAGCAAAACGAAGATTTATACACTACGTTACCACAGCCTGATTTTGCGATTGCGCTTCCGACTCCAAGCAGTGCGCTTAAAACAAATTACGCCGCAATATATAGTCCGTTTGATGTGGGGCAAGCAATAGGAAGTATAGGCGGTGCATTAGGGTCTGCGGTTGATTCTGTTTTTAGTAAAGATGGTACTGCTACTGATGCTCTTAAAAAGTTAGGTCAAGGTGCGGCATCTGCCACAAAACAAGCAGGTGTCGCTGTTATTCAAGCCGCACTAGAGGCTGCGGGTGGTGGTGCGGGAATAATGAATGTGGCCATTGGGCAAGCCGACAACCCATACGCAGAAAACGTATTCAAGAACGTAGAGTTTCGCTCACATGATTTTGCTTATACGTTCATGCCACGAAATAAAGCGGAGTCTGAGCAAATTGATCGTATTATTCAGGTATTCAAATTCGCAATGCTTCCACGCCCCGGATCTGGGTCTATTGCAGGACAATTTGGATATTTTGATTTTCCCTATGAATTTCAAATTACACATTCTATCCAAAGCACGACGTTTACATTATTGCCATCTGTATTAGAGTCATTTGATGTGGATTATAGTGGAGGTGCAGACACACCAAAATTATTTAACCTCACTGGGAGAGGTCAATATCCGGCTAAAATTTCTATTTCAATGAGATTCAAAGAAATGGTATTGTTGACTCGCAACAGAATCTTGCAAGATGTAAATTCAACAAATGAAACTTCTCTTGGAGATCCTGATACTGGTGATAAATTAAGATTCCGTTTCTAATTAATTCATATGCGATACTTTCAATATTTTCCTACGCTCACCTATCGCACCACGGAAATTCAAAATGGATTGCCGCAAAAAATTCTTCGTACTGTGCCTAATATGACGGTACGGTTGCAATCTATTACCGAATTGGGTGCGTATGAGTGGTATAAAATACAAGACCGAGACCGTGCTGACTTATTGGCGGCGCAGTGGTATGGGGATTCTCGATATTCGTGGGTGGTCATGTTGTCTAATAATATGCGAGATCTTTATGACTGGCCTATGAACAACTTGGAATTTCATCATTATATGGCCAAAAAATATGAGTCTGTGCCTGGTCTTAACGATGGCGTGGAACAAAGTCAAGATACCGTGTATCAATATCTGTGGAAAAATCCCGACACAGGTCAGGAGTTAGTAATTGATGAGACGTTGTACAGTGCCACACCATTATATGAGCGCCGCGAAATATCGGTATACGACTATGAAAATGGATTAAACGATAAACGACGCGACATTAAACGATTATTGCCGGATACATTCCAATCGTTTTTACGGCAATTTGAACAGTTGATGGGGAGATTGAATAATGTCAACTCCACCCGTTAGTCTGTCTCCCGCAGCCGATAAAACCGTCTCCGTTGATCGACTTCAAATTCTGTCGCCGTATCTACTCAATCCAAAAAATAGCGACGAACAAAAAATTAAAGACATACTGGATGATGTACGCACCTACGTTAATCGGATTGATATTTTTGAGAATATGTTTTCGCCCGCATTGACGGGCGAAGTATATTTTCGTGACACGCAAGCCTTGACTAATTTGGCATTAATGCGCGGGTTAGACCAATTATGGTTGCAGTTTAGTATGCGCGATAAAGAAAATCTAGACCAACGTAAATTTGGGCCGTTTCCATTTGCCATATACAATCAATCTAATCGTTCACCTGTCAATAAAGCCAGTGAAGAATTTGCGTTAGGTATTTGTAGTCCTGAATTAATTGCGTCAACCGTGCGAAAAATTTCACGGTCATACGTCAACAAAAAACCCGAGGACATTATTAAAGATATTGTAGAGCAGCCCTACGGATTGTCTAGTAAGAAAACTTTTGTTGAACGGCAAACAACTAAGCGACCGATTAAATTAGTAGTGCCATACATGCGACCGTTAGAGGTCATTCAATTGCTGACGTTACAGGGACAATCTGATACAAACGAAACTAATTATTTGTTTTTTGAAACGTTGGAAGGGTATCACTATACGTCGTTTGGTCGATTGTTGCAGATTGCGGCGCGTAATACAAAAATTCCGACCATATATTTGGATTTGGCGGGTCAGCGTGAAGTTGGTAATACCCGCACTCGTATCAAAGCCGAACAATTACAAGTTATTTCGGGGTTTGATATTTTGTATGCCATGTCCCGAGGATATTTTGCATCTACAACCATTGCTCCAGATGTCCTATCAGGTGTCTGTGGTGTAGAAATTTCTGGTGCGGGATGGGATGGTGCGTATGATCGTCGGTTGCGCGTCAACCCGAATGGACGCGACATTTATCCTAAAGAATTAGGATTGAATACACCACCGACGGCTCGTATATTTGTGGTGCCTACTACGGCATTCAGCGCGGCCAATACCCAACTGACGAGTAAAGACTCTACCATCACGGATAACTTTATTGCGCAAACATTAGACGGGCGCAATCGGGAGTTGCTCGGATTACAATCACGCTGTATTCGCGGCCGCGTTGCTGGTGCTCCTGAATTACATGCGGGTAGTTTTATTGATGTGGAATTTCCGACTCCACTGAATAACAAAAATACAGGCACACCATTCAAGGATTTGGCATCAGGCCGATACATTATCATTAATGCCAAACATAGTATTGTTGCGGATGGTCGCCGTGGATTCTTCTATGAAACGACGTTTGAAGCTGTGACTGATTCGTTTGCGGCGTCCTAATAAATACTCATATGGAACTCAATGAATCACTTCGACTGGGCACTATCAGCGCCCACGACTACATGGGGAAGAATGGTTTCTTTTGGTGGATTGGGGTCGTTGAAGATCGCAATGATCCACTGAAATTAGGCCGCGCAAGAGTGCGTGTGTTCGGTTACCACACCTCCGATCAGACTTTGCTTCCCAAAGAAGATTTACCGTGGGCATTACCTCTTGCGCCATTGAATAATCCCCACGGAGTCAAATCTCCCGAAGAGTCGTCATGGGTGCTTGGGTTTTTTCTCGATGGACAAATTGCCCAACAACCAGTGATGCTTGGTGTATTACCCGGTGCTCGTGTCAAAGAAGTGATTCAAGTCCCGCAGTTTTCTAAATTTCCGGAGATGAACGTATAATATGCCGCGACTAAGCACTCAATATAAAGTTGCCATGGGTATAGGGTTATTACCTATATCCTACGACGGGAATTTACTCACATGGACTTCCCATCCGTTGTATCCCGAATTAATTGGGCAACCAATTATTGGCGGAGATACGTCGTGGGTCAATCCGTGGACACTGGTATTTCAATCATGCCAAACTCCAGATAATCCGGACTATACGCCGGGGTGTAGTTTATATACCTATGATATTCGGACTGGGGCTATCAATAGAGTTTCAACACAAGGAGCAAACTTCACTCGTGCGGGTGGAGGTGTGTGGGCGGCATGGTTAGACCATGTGGGATATTACGACTCATTGGGTCGAACGCATCCTGATTATGGGCTAATGGGTGTAGATGATGATGGCACTGTGCTTGTCGTATTAAATCGCGAATATGGATATGGATTAGGATATTTACCACCAACCGCAGCAAGCGCGGATGATGTGGTTTTAATTACTACAGATACGTTGGATCAAGGAAATGCTGGTATTCGAAACGGTGTTGTTGTATATAATGCTAATGGGTTACTTACTCGGTATGATATTGAAAATGACCGATTTGATTCAACTAATGTTCCTGTTTTATTTGGGCAAAATGATGGAAATTGGATACTTGGTTGGCATCTAAATGGACTTGATTTAGTAGCATTTGAATTTGGAAAATTATACGCATACCAAGTTGTAACTGGAGACCGAGATTTTAATGGTGATATTCGGGTTACACCAGATGGTAAAATTTATGTTGTTACCAGTTACAGTGAAGGAGAAGCGTTCAATCATATTCGGCGGTATACAATTAATACATCGGGCACTCAATATTTTTTGTATTCGAACGAAGGGGAACGATATACACTAGAAGATGCGGCGGCGCTACAAAATTCCTCCGCACCCGTCATTGGTTCGGATGTCATTACGATTGGCCGTAATCCAGATGGCTCAGGTCAGGGATTTTCTAAAGTTATTTCTAGTAAAGAATGGTTTCCAAATGGTGGTGGGAATTATATTCGCGGTGCATGGCAATACGGCGTGACCGCAGTAGTAGCACAAGTAGGCGACAACGGCTCAGGTAACGTCTTTGTTAAAGATTCACTCGGGAATACGTGGGATGGGGGAGAAGTCGCACATGGTATTCATTGTGTTGCCATTCGCCCAGATCCATTGACCACAATTAACGATCCTGTTTGGGAAGTGACGTGGGTATATGCGGGGGGTGGCGGTACGCCTGGTGAAGCATATCGTCGTGCTCGACTAGACACAAATCTTCAATTAATTGATACGATAACCACGTCGGGTTTTGTTTCATTTGGTTCTCAAGGTATGTTGGATCTTGACGAATATGGTGAACCCATTCCCACGGATGAGCATCGATATGAATGGTATGGATATATCAAAATTGGACTTGCAACAACACGCGGGGATTGGACAATTGGGCAAGATGTGTCACCCACGTGCCGTGTCGATCGACTAGTTGCGTGGAACAGCGCGAGACAGCAAGCCTATGTAGTGTGGAATGGCTACACACCAATACAGTCACGATTGGCATTGGAATACGATTTGTCAGGAAATTCATTTCCTGTCGTAGTGCCCTCAAATCGTACATTTAAGATTTCTGAATTTTTACCATTAGGACAAATTGACCTTGAAACTGGCTTAACTCCGGGACTATCGCTCCCACCAGTGGAGGTACCACCACTTACCACTGGTGCTCAAAGTTCAACTGATACTACTCCCGCTGAATTAAAAAAGAATACTCGTGTATTTCGACAACCCCAAAGTATTCCTCCAACAGCCAAAGTTTTGATGGCGGCGGCTAAATCCACCTCTACCGCCACGTCATCATTATCGGCCGCTGTTGCGGCCGGCGGTCCTATTGCGGCAACGTTGTTTGGTTCTGGGTCAGCATCTATGGAAGAAGATGCTCCGTCCTATAATCCACAGTATCCATTTAATACAGTATTAATGGAATCGGAATCGGGTCATCTTATTGAAGTAGATGATTCTCCCGGCGCAGAACGGGTGCATGTTTACCATCGCTCTGGGTCACACATTGAAATGCGACCTGATGGGGGAGTCAAATATAAGACAGTAAAAAAACGCCAAGATATCACAATCGGTGATCATGATGTGTATGTCGCCGGTGATTGGAATATTGTGGTGGAGGGTGGGTATACGTTACATGTTCGTAAAGGGGAATTGGTTATTGATGCGAAAGATGGTGCGGCATTTAATGTTAAAGGCAAATTGAAAATATCCGCAGATGATATTGAGATGAAAGCCTCGAAAAACATTTTCCTAAATTCACCAAAGGTGGATATTGGTGGGATGTCACCGGGTGGTATGCCTATAATGTCGATTCCTACCAACATAGCACCATATCCCGCGCCTTCAATTCCACCTATATTTGTTCCGACGTTAAAAATGCCATTGACGGCAATAGGTCAAAAAAGTATGAGCGATTTGACCAAGCAAGTTAAAGATGGAAAAATTACTCCCTCGGTCGCACAAGCAAAAATGGCATCAATTCTCGCAAATACTGCGTTGGATGCGACTGGTGAGCCTGCATTTTCAAAACTCACGGAGCAGCCTGGGGAACTGCCATTATCTAATCCTAAATTGTATAGTTCGGCGGCGACATTAGCCGCGACCGCCGCGACCGGTGCTGCGGTCGTTTCTCCTATTGTATATGCAAAATTGCGAGGACGCACATTTGATACCCCCGAGGATATTAATGGAGAAAGTTATAGCACTCACAGTAATCTTAGTGTGGAATTAGGAGATTATTCTGCTACTGCAAAAACTTCTCCTGGCACAATTGTGCAATCTGACACGACCTCTCCACTACCAGAACCCCCACCGCCCTATGCGTTTAATTTACCATCTGGGGGATTTGTTCGGTGTGTTACAAACAATAATATTATTACCGGAGTCGGAACTAAATTTACGGAAGATTTGGAAGAAGGTCTTACAATTATAATTGGCGACAATAAAGCCGTCATTCAGTCAATTGCATCGGATACATCATTAGTTTTAACAGAACCGTGGAAATTTGGCACTCAATCTGGGGCATTGCAGGTATATCGTGTACGTCCAATGCAGGAATTTTTTGGTAAATTTAAGTATAGCGATAGTGCGTCACTTGGGTATAGTGGATTGCGTCTTGCTGATATGATGGTGAACTTTACCAGTCCTGTAGTTGAAGTGCCTCAAATTAATGCGTCTATGTTGAAAAGTGGCTCGGGTGGAGTAGGCGGAGCAGGCGGTGCAGATGGAGATTGCGGTGCGCCTGATTCAACTATACCAAATGAATTTGCAAAAATTGAAGAGATATTCAGAAATGGTAATTTCAATCTTTCAACGCTCGCGGGCTGCGGTGTATTTGTTGAAGCGGTAGTAAACGCATTGCCTGATAAATGGGGGCACATTAGAAAATCAGGTGCGCAGACCCAATACAATGGTCATGCGGTTGACGCGATTTTGTATAAGAGTACCACACCATTGTATAACGGAAAAATTGCGCAGGGTGTGGATATTATTTCCAGCGCCGTAAGCCCTGAGGCTAAAATTCAATGGCTTCCTGTGTGTGCGCCCGGCACTGGGTCAGACTGGTATAGGTAGGATATGGCGGTAGATACAAGCGGAAAGAAAAAATTTGCGTTTCGGGACGTGCGCGATACCGCCGAGTTACTGGCGTCTGGTCGGCCGCCCAAATCGTTAAGTTTCTCGAAGAATAATCCTGCGTCAAGTAAACTCGGTAAACTTGCGAATAAACTTAAGGGAAATCTTACTGCATCGTTAAAATCGCAGGCGATATCCATTGGCTTAAAAGCCGCCTTGGGTCCAGTCGGGGGAGCGATTGCGGGAAAAGTTCTCGGGAAGTTCAAATTATTTGGTGGAAAAAAATTAACGGGTGGAATAGGTACTGCCACAAAAGCCGCCAGTAGTGCCGCGCTTGGTGTGTCGATTGTTGAGGAATCAAATCCAGATAATATTCGGCGACCGTTGAAAGAGGGATTATCTGCGTCTGCTAGTGCGGCAGGAAAATCATTGTCTGAAACGGTCGCTCGGTCTGTTGCGCAGTCATTGGTATCGGGTGCTCCATTGGGTGCGGGGATTCCAACGCTACCGCGTGAATTCAAAACTGCATCCGCTTTAGTTAGTTCTCCAAGATTTTTTAATCCAAAAGCCACCAAATATACATTAGACAGTAAAGAAAAAACTACCGCAGAAAAAGCGGTTAAATATGTGGTAATTAGTACTCCAGAAGAACGACTATACCCACAATCTGGCTTGTTGGAAGATGAGATTATGTATCGGTTAACATTGTTGGCCGAAAATGTGTATGCGCCAACACGAAATTACGCCCAATCTTCAGGATTAGGTGTCCCTTATATTTTAGAAGGATTCCGCTCAGAAACTACGGGAACGTCTCAACACGAGCGAGGTGAAGCCATAGACATTACGGTCGGGGATGGGTCATTAGCCGCTGCCTCATCGTTATATCAATTAGCCCGATGGATGCGAGATAATATCTTATACGACCAACTAATTTTATGCTATGACATCTCGGGGGGTGGTCAAGCATGGATTCATGTGTCATTCAGTATTGACGCACGCCGGCGCCAAGTGCAAACCAAAACATTTAATGACACCTTTGTAGATGGGCTGCACATCTATCAACCTTCAACTGGTACGGATACCCAAGCCCAGCGAAATATAGAAGCGGGCACAAAACTTTTGGATATGTTGGCAGAACGACAACAACGGTTACAGCCAGTGGGGTTGGATACTCAACTTCCGCAGGAACAACCTGTTAGTATTTTGAGCGCGAGCGCGGGTGCTGGAGGTTCAAGTGATGGTGGCGGTGGTGGTGCGTGTGAAGGAGTTGTTTTCCCTGCACCAGGCACAGATCCTACCAATCCGTATTATTGGGAATTGCCTCCGGGAATTAGTATTGACCCCGGATATCTACGTCAAGCAATTCGTAATGATATTTACAACGACGCCGCATTACGGCTTCCTGACGGTAGACCGATTGATATTGATACCGAAGAAGGTCGTGCCGCATTATCATGCTCAGGCGAACCGTTTAGTGTGGATGGTTGGGTTGGCTACTCATCAAAACCCGACACACTCAGTGACGGTCGGTGGGTTATTGGATGGCAAGGATATTGGTTGGCGCGTATTGAAAACGCATATAATTCAAAATGCTCGGAAACTGGTTCTGCCGATCCTCGTCGTTGTAGTTCCGCAAATGTCATTGATCCCAAGTGGACGAGTAAATGGCCGTGTAATGGTGGAAGTGGTGGGGGTAAAGGTGCGCCCAGTTAGGACGGCATTAGTTTAATGACACATGACTAAATACGCATATGGCAACTCAAACTTTATACAGCGACTTTGACATTTCGTTTCTTCCGGATCCTATCACTGCGGATTTGATGAAAGTAGAAAATGAGGAATCGATTAAGCAATCATTGCGTTTGTTAGTGTTGACATCGGTAGGTGAACGTCTATTTCAGCCTGGATTGGGTGGCACGGTCAATCGCATGTTATTTGAGCCATTGGATAAAGTCACCACAACTGTGCTGGTCAAGAACATTGGAGACACGATTCGTCAATTTGAACGTCGAGTGGAATTGCAACATATTGATGTCTATTTTGATAAAAAACCGACAGGCGAGTATCTTGATGCGAACACGTTATGGATTGAAATTGCGGTCAAGGTCTTAAATTTGCCAAATCTTATTACAACGGGCGTGTTGCTACGCCGCTTACGGTAACGCATATATGGCCATTACATCCAATATCCAGATTGTCCCCCTTGACTTTGATACCATTCGGGCTGACCTGAAGCGGTATCTCCAAGCCCAGACCGAGTTTCAAGACTATAACTTCGAAGGCTCGTCGCTGTCGCTGCTGCTGGATATTTTGTCGTATGATGCGTATTATCACGGGTGGTACACCAATTTTGCGGTCAATGAAGTCTTTCTCCAGACCGCACAAATTCGCAACTCGGTTGTGGCGGCCGCCAAACAGGTGGGCTACATTCCTCGGTCAGTTACGGGGTCTACCGCAGAAGTGGATATTACGGTGAATGATGTGGCCGTGGGTGAAGGTACGTTATTGTTGCCCAAATACGCTTCGTTTCAATCAAATGTATTAGGAACGGTGTTCACATTTTATGTCCTAGAGGACACGCTCGTCTATCCTAATGGCAATACCAACGTAACATTCACGGGAGTGCAACTGCGCGAAGGCACGTTGCTGACGCAAACGTACGATATTACCGAAACTAACTATTCTGATACTGGTACGGTGCTGCGCATATTCAATCAAAACGTAGACACCACGACCATTAGTGTTACCGTAACACCTCCAACCTCAACTACTTCCCACACCTATACTCGCGCAACATCGGCGGTCACCGTCAATGCTACGTCTAACGTATATTTCTTGTTTGAAACCAACACGGGGGATTACGAGATTCAGTTTGGTGATGGTCGTCTTGGCCGAAATTTGAATATTGGGCAGCAAGTAGTTATCAAATATTTGGATTCGCGAGGGGCGGCAAGTTCGGGTGCGAACACGTTTGTCTATACGGGAACGGTACTAGGCACAGTTAGTCAAACGGCAAATGTGTCTGTGGTGCTAAGTAATGTGAATATTCCGTCTTACGGTGGCGCACCCCGAGAGAGTATTGAGAGTATTAAACGATTAGCGCCGAATATTTACCAGACACAGGGTCGCATTGTAACGCCAGACGATGCTCGGGCAATTCTCTTGTCGGAAGTCAGTGGAATTGACTCGCTCACGATATGGGGCGGCGAAGATAATGACCCACCAACGTACGGAAAAATGTTTCTCTGTTTGAAACCAGTAAACGCCGAACGGTTTGGCCCCACACAAAAAGCCCAAATTATTAAAAATGTGCTGCGCCCAAAATCATCGCCTACATTAGCGTTTGAGGCCGTCGATCCAGACTACATTTATTTGGTTACGGATTCTGAAGTTCGGTACACTTCCGCTTCAACGGCATTGTCTGTGCAGGAACTACAACAGACTGTGAGCACCGCTATTCAAAATTATGCGACGCAATACTTGGGGCAATTTGGTTCGTATTTTCGGTATTCCCAATTGTCTCGTATTATTGACACCTCTGAAATTAGCATTCAAAGTAATATGTCTTCGGTCTTATTGGAAAAGAAACTTCGCGTCGATACTGGAGCAGTTAATTATACGCTTAATTTTGCCAATCCAATTTTTGCCCCGAGCACAACGACGGGAATTGGCGCATATACAAGTGCCAATGGGGTCGTGTCGGTCAGCAGTAAGATTGGTACCCAAACGTTTTCGCATATTGATGAATCTGGGTTTGTGCAAAAATTTTGTTGGGTTGAAAATGAAGGAACCGCGTTACATGTGTACAAAACAGACGCTAACAATACCACTGTTACAGTGAAGGCAAATGTCGGTGTGGTTGACTTTGCGTTAGGAAAAGTAACCTTTACAAACTTTTTTCCTCGCGCCATTACGACTAATCTTATTAATGAATTACGAATTCGTGCAATTCCGCTCAATTCAGATGTAACACCCAATCGCAGTCAAATTATTGTATTGCCCGCAGACAATATTAAAATAACAATGGTCGAAGATTTATTGAATCGTCGGAATACCACCACCGGCCGCAATAACTTTGTGGGTCAATTAGGGTTTGGGTCATTCGGAGCATAGTTACTTATGGCACACTTTGCCAACGATGTTCATCATCGCCTGAGCACACGTATTCGCGATATTATCCCTGACTTTGTAGAGTCAGAATATCCGGCGTTTGTCTCATTTGTCAAAGCATACTATGAGTTTTTAGAACAATACGACGATAAACCTGTCACATCAACGTATACGCTTCAGCCGGGGGTTGTCACCGTACGGTCTGGGAATTCGACAATTATTGGCGGAGGTACTCAGTTTAGTAATACTGAAATTTATGCCAACAATGTACAATTTCGGGTAGGAAGCGACCAGTTTCGTATTCGTAGTATTGCCAATAACGACCATTTAATTGTGTATGAGGTGCCCATTCGTTCGTATTTTGCGAATACCCACACGGTTGAAACGAATAAATCCATTCGTCAAGCCTCGGGGGCCATTCGGCAAATATTGACGGTGCATGATGTGGAGCACACGTTAGCCGATTTCGTCACATATTTTCGTGACACGTACCTGCGGGAGATTCCACAGGGACTAACAAACACTAGTGTATTGATTCCACGTATTCTTGATTTTTATCAATCGCGTGGTAGTGAAGCCTCGTATCAATTTTTATTTCGCTCGTTATATGGCAAAGAAGTAGAATTTTCATATCCTCGCGAATCCGTCTTTACGACTTCCGACAACGAATGGGTCAAGCCAACAATTCTTCGGTTAGACTATGATACCGACGCTTCAGTAACAGGTAACGTCGCGCTAATTGAAACGCGAGAGATTGTTGGATTATCTAGTAATGCTCACGCGACAGTGTTGCAAGGCGTGCAAGCCTTTGAAGGTAATCGTCGGGTAGTACGATTGTTTATTAGCGATCCTGTTATTACGCAAGAATTGGGTGGAATACAATTAGAAGATGGGACAGGGGTTCTTGTTGCGACCAAATATGGTGTACCCCCCGAAGGGTTAGCCGATACCGTTTATACGTATAATCTTATTCAAGAATTTGTGACCGCCACCACATTTCAGGCGGGAGAAACTATCTCGACGGTACCGACCAATGACCCCGACGCTATTACGGGGCAACTCTTAGGATCAATCACGGGGTTTATCATTAATCAACGGGGTGCCGGATACAATGAAGGTGAATTAGTGTATCCTCCCGCACGATATGCCAATGGAGTGGTTGCCACGGGTGGATTTGGTGGTGTAGGCCGCATTGCTAAATTTACCGACGTAGATTTGAACGAATTGAATATTGATGACGCAGGATTAGGATACTATACAGGATTACCTTTAATTGTTGATAATACTGGTACGGGTGGCGGTTATGGTCTGTCGGGATACGTTTCGGCGGTTTCTCCTGGCAATTTAATAATTAACGCCGATACACCAAACGCAAATGGTGTAACTAATGGTGACGTTCTTACATTTACCTTCGAAGCCGATGGATTGGAGTATGAAGCCAGTCGCGAAAAAATTGACTACTATGAAGTCGGTGTGTCGTTGTCCGATTTGTTTGGAGGATTATTACTTGAAGGTGATGGCAATACGGGAAGTGACTTGCAGACCGAGGATGGTCGTCAATTGCTATCAGAAGCCGCGATAACACTAAACCAAGTATCATGGAGCAGCAATCCGTCGTCTGCAATTTATGGTGCCAATCTTCAGACGACAATTGTTGGGCTGACTTCAACCTTCTCCACGTATCCAGTATTTGTGAATGGTATTCGCACAGAATTGGGCGAAATATTCAGTGTGACGGTTGAAAGTTTTGGACAGGGGTATGTTGTAGCATTGCCAACGGTTGCGGTTCAAACGCCAGTCGCACCTACGGCAGATGCGGCGGGAACAGAACCGCTTACCTATGAAGAAATTTTTGGTGAAGCATTTCATCCCGCGCTCCTGTCTGTACAAAAAGAAACGGGCCAAATTGGTCAAGTTGATGTAATTACAGGTGGATCTGGATACAGTAATGTAGCATTTACCGTCAACAGCAGCACGTCAACAACTACTAGTGGTCATGATGCGGAATTATCGATGACGCTTGGTGCGTTGAGTTATGGAGAACCGTATTTCCGTAATACGCGCAGTTTTACGTCCGCAGACCAGTATTTTCAAGACATCACAAAATATCAACCGTTTGCGTATGTCATGACCGTAGAAGAAGATTTGTCTCGGTATGCTACGATATTAAAACGATTGGTACATCCGGCCGGTGGTTTGTTACTTCCACGGCAAACAATTACCACCGAAATTGATTTAACGTCAATCGTAACATTTGGCGGAATTGATTTGACGTTGACGATTAATTCCGACTCAGAAGTTCCGCCTAACAGTAAAACTATTACTGTATCTGCACCATCTGCGGCCATTAGTAGAGGAGTTACACTAAGTCCTAGTGCTACACTTGCGATGACCCCCGGAGCCGTTACTACTGCGTTAGGTGTATATGTTAATTCGGCGGTAATAACGGTCACTAATCAAGAAGAAACTGAGTTGCTGAAAATACCGGTATCTACAACAACGGTGTCATTAACGGCGCCTGCGGTCACCTGTGCGTTATTGAGAACTATTGTCATGCCGGCGGCGGTGATTACGGTCAGTAACCAAGAAGAATCACAAGTTGAGAGTGTCACGTTGACCGTTGCTTCGGTATCATTATCGTGGATTGTACCTCAGATAACCGTGCCAACTGAAATTACACTGAGCGTAACGACGGAAACCGTCATTAACATGTACAATATACAAGCAATCAGCCCATATGAAACAACTCAGATATTGACCGTCTCCAACCCAGAAGCACTAGTATTAACTATGAGCGCCCCAACGGCGAGCCGTGGGTAGTCGCGACTCCGTATAAATAGACGAGGAGATAAAAGCACACAATGCCGGTTATTACCACTGAAAAATACCACATTCATGGCGCCCAGCAGTTTGTGGAATCCTTGACTGAAGGATTGCGTACATACGGTGCGAATACCGCAACGGTAAATGCCAACAGCACGGTATTAACCATATCAAGCAATGTGTTCAGCACAATGCGTGTCGGTGACATTTTGATTATCAATAACGAGTCCCGACTTATTACGGCTATCGCCTCCAATGGCACCTCCGTCACTGTTAATGCCACATTTTCTACGGCGATCAGCGATCAATTATTTAAGACCCGCGAACAACTCGCCCAATATGATACGTACTACTTGTTTATTGGTCGGTCTACGCCGTGGGCAGAATCGGACGCCGCGCCCGAAATTCCGGTAGATACAGAACAAGCGTCATATGATTACTTACGAGACGCACTGGCACTTCGTCGATTAAGCGATACCGACGTGGCATATGTGGTTCCGCGCTATACGTGGACTACCGGATCAATCTATCAGATGTATGACCATCGTAGCACTTCAGGGGATTTTGCCAATACAGAATTAGGGTATCCGTATGTGGTTACGTCCACCAATGATGTGTTCAAATGTATTTTTAATGGTCGTACATCGTCTGATGATGAAACTATTGGTATCAGCATTCAAGAACCAACAATTTCAGGTGTCGCGTCTCCTAGCGATTTGGTAACGTCACAAGCAGACAATAACAAATTCTATACATGGAAGTATTTGTATTCCATATCCCAAGAAGCAGATCAAAAATTTAAGACGGCTGAGTATATGCCGGTATTTTGTTCAAGTGATACACTTGATCCTGGCACAGGCGATGTGCAAGATGATAACTCGGCCGCGTATACCGTCTTTAATGCTGCGCGTAACTCAGGCAATGGGGCCATTTATCAAATTGTAGTTGAATCGGGTGGTCATGATTATAATCCAAATAATCCACCGAGTGTGACGATTGATGGAGACGGTACTGGCGCAATTGCTTCAGTCCGACTGACGGGCAATGTGGTGACCGGCATTCACATGGAAGCCTATGGGCAAAATTATAGTTTTGCCACTGTGTCAATCACAACTCATAGCTCAGGTAGTGGAGCCGCGGCTACTGCAATTATTTCTCCTCGCGCAGCATTTAGTAATACTAGTGGCACTTACTACAAATCAAATCATGGTATCAATCCTCGGCACGAACTTCACGCGCATCAAGTAATGCTGTATGCAGAACTGACTGGTGCGGAAGGAGGATTAATTACAACAGCAAATGAATATCGCCGTATTGGTATTGTAAAAAACCCATTACTAATTAATGGAGAAATTGCGTCGGCTAATACGTATGATTTGTCTACAACATTAATTATTTCAACTGCCGATACGTTTGCTAAAGATGAAGTTGTGTATCAGCCAGATACGGGTGCATATGGAGTAGTGGTTGAACAATCCGGAGGTACATTAAAGTTAGTACATGTTTCACGAATTCCATTTTCCACAACTGTAGAAGATACTACCATTATTGGTATTGGAAATGGCAACACCGAAGCCGTGCTACTAGCATCCGATAATCATGTGCCCTCTGCCCTCCCCGAGATGTTTACAAATATTGTCGAGGCGTCGGGCGCGACGGCGACTGTAACCGCCGTAACTCCCCCATATATTTTGCCTCAAACCGGAGAAATTTTGTATGTGAATCATGTCGTGCCGGTTATTCGTGCTAATTCACAATCAGAAGCCATTCGTACAATACTGACTTTTTAATAGGAACATAGTATGCCGCTATCAAACACGACACAGGACATTCTTCGCAGCAGCCCTTACTGGGATGATTACGACCGCGACAAGCGGTTTCATCGGGTGCTAATTAAACCACGTACACCAGTACAGACGCGAGAACTGAATCAAGTGCAGTCTATCCTGCAAAATCAGGTGGAGCAGGTGACATCCAGTGTCTATCGTGAAGGTGCAGCGGTCAGCGGCGGGCAACAGACGCTTGATACCAACGGTGTTGTGTTGCAAGTGGTACGCAATGATGCGGTTGATATCAATAACTTTTTTAATCCCGAAACCAATGTCGGTGCGTTAGCCGAAGGGTTGACAAGCGGTGCTCGTGCGATTGTAATTCAAGTATCCAAACAACCTACGTCATCGTACGCGGCTATTTTGTTTGCTCCTTTATCTGCCACTTCATTTGACCCAGAAGAAAGTGTGCAATTTTCGGATATCACGACGGGTGACGCGATCACAACAATGGTCGTGGCTCCTGGCACTGCGGCTACTAACGTTGCCAGCACGTTCTCAGTAGAAAAAGGCGTATTTTATTTGCGTGGGCATCTAGTCGAGGTGCCCAAGCAAACAATTATCTTGAATACAGGATCCCAGTCGCCAAGCAAGCGGGTAGGATTCACGATTCTTGAAAGTATTGTTACCGCGGCCGACGATGCGACGCTTCTTGATCCTGCGTTAGGCACCACTAACTATGCAGGGCCTGGTGCCGACCGCTTGAAAATTTCTGCGATTTTAACGGCTAAAGATATTTTAGACGATCGAATCGCGACAAACAGCAATACGGATTTTATTGAAATTGCGCGTATCGTGGAAGGTGTCATTCAACCACAACCTGATCGTCTTCAATCAACCTTTATTGAAAATACGCTGGCTCGTCGCACTAATGATGAGTCGGGAGATTATGTAGTCAAGCCATTTCGGTTGTTGGTCAAAGACCATAATCCGCCACTGAATATTCCCAATATTACGGGGTTTGTAACGGGGAATGCGACCAGTCCAATCATTCAAGGTGCCAATATCATTACGACTATTACGTTGGCTAATGGGTCAACAAGTAATGTTACCACGTTGTTCGAATCAGAAATTGTCGTTGGTGATGTATTAGTAGTAAATGGTGAACGACGAAAAGTTGTCAGTATTACCAGTAATACCGCGTTAGTTGTTAATGCGGCATTTACTATTGAGTTTACAAACACTGTTGCGACGGTAGTGTCTGCTGATAAACTCAACATAGAATTAGAAGCCGGCAAAGCGTATGTGCGTGGGTACGAAATTGAGACTCGTGGGGTTTCAAAAATTCCGGTCGATCGTGCGCGAACAACGCAAACGGTAGACAATGGGACGGTGAGCACAGGATTTGGCCCGTATGTCATTGTGACCCGAGACACTGGCTTGTTTAACATCAACACAATGGAACAAGTAGATTTACATTGTGTGCCATTTTCTAATGTGAATGTCAATCTTGTAAACGCAACCGCAGGTAACTATCTGTCTAGCAAGATTGGTACAGCACGAGTGCGATCGTTTTTATATCATTCGGGTATTGGTGACGCAAACACCACCTACAAGATGTATTTGGTTGGTGCCGAGTTCCAGACCAAGACTTTTACGGTAACGGGTGACGCTAACTCCAACGTTCAACTTACGGGTGTTGCAAAAAATCTGAGTGCAAAAACTCTTACGCTGACACAAAATGCGTCATCGTCAAGTGGCGGCGCTCTTCCCGTTGGCAATCACGCATTTGTGGGCGCGACCGTTAAACTCTATACGGTAGATGGCTACGAGGTTAGTTATCCGGTATTGGCGTCCGTGGACTCTAGCAACACGACCACTTTGCGTCAGCATACGTTGACGCTTGATTCCGACGATGTGCTTGGCACGGTTAATACTACAGCAAATGTACAGGTGACGTTTAGTGACAAGTGCATTCGGTCAATGACTAATAATGCCAATACTAAAACCAAAGGCACTTCAGTAAGCATCTTTGGTAAAGTTGGTTACGCAGCCAACGGAAATACCGTAATGCAGAACACAAACGCCACACCGCTCTTGTTTCGGTATCGCGGTGGAGTGATTGAGCCTAACACAATTACGGACGAAAACTATGAAGTCCTGCGCTACCTCGGTTCGGTATCAGGTAATGACTCAGTGACTACAGGGAATGTGGTCTTTACCATTAACTCATTAACCGTGGCGTTGGGCACCGGTGAATTTCCGTATCCACAGTCCGAAGATGTGTTTCATTACATTGTCGCGTCTTTGAGTAGCAACGGATGCCCCATTCCGTTGAATGCGGCCGTTGCGGATGTGGACGATTACACTATTCGGATGGGCGTACCCAACACGGCAATCTCTGGATTTACTAGTCCCGGTACAACGACAATCGACGTGTATGCAAGAATGGCGGTTGACTCTAACGGGGCGCGCACCAAGACGCTGTATGTGGGCAATACCTCACTCAGTAGTGTCGGTGTTAATTCATTAGGAATGCTTATTTCTAATACGAATAACAACAAAGGCCACATTGCAATTAATAGTATTAATACCTCGTCGAATCGCGTGGTCAGTTTAGGTATTGCGGATGTAAACGCCATCAAGAAAATTTATGCGGTCAAAGACGCAAACACGATTAGCACCAATACTTCGGCGGTAGTTGATGTTACGGATAATTATCAGTTTGATTCTGGGCAACGTGATTGGTGTTATGATTTTTCATCCATTGAATTGAAAGCCGGAAAAGTTCATTACACCACGAATTGCTCGCAATTGTTAGTCATCGTCGATCGGTGGGCGCATAGCGCCGCAACCGCAGGACTTGGATATTTTAATCCAGCAAGTTACAGTGGCGTTGCCATTGAAGAGATACCCGTCTTTGTTAATTCTAAAAATGGCGACGTAAAACCGTTGGCCACGCATGTAGATTTCCGCCCGGTTCGCACGACGAATCTTGCATCAGCCAATACCGCAACAAACCCCTATACGTCAGGAACGGTCACGTTTGATACCACCGTACTGCCGTATCCTATGGCGTCGTATCGAGCAGATTATGAATTTTATTTGCCTCGTGTAGATAAATTAGTACTCACGAAGGATAAGCGATTCCGTGTCATTACGGGCACACCGGCAGTTGACCCACAAGTTCCGGGAGATGATCCTGATGGCATTACGTTGTATGTGATGTCATATCCCGCATATACACCGTTCGCAAATACCGTCGTGGTGCATCCATTTGAATATCGCCGTTACACGATGAAAGATATTCGCACACTGGAAAAGCGTATTGAAAATTTAGAATACTACGCGGCATTGTCCACAATGGACTTACAGTCGCTCAACAATCCTGAGTTAGACGAGTACGATAACGAGCGGTTTAAGAATGGTATCGTCACCGATAATTTCTCAACTGATAAAGTTGGAAATTTCAAGCATCGAGATATGACCGTTGCGTTGGATCATGAAAATCAGCAGATGCGCCCACGCGGTGTCGTTCGACAAAAATCATTGACCGTCAATCCCACGGGGTCGTCAAACGTACAGGAAATGGGCACGGGCGGGTCAAAACTGATATCGTTAACGTATACGCAAGTGCCGTTGGTAACACAAGGACTAGCATCTAAATCTATTAACATTAATCCATTTAACGTGTTTTCGTGGATTGGGTCAATACGTATGTTCCCAAGTAGTGATACGTGGATAGATACCATCACAAAACCAGATTTAGTAGTGTCCCTATTTAATGAAAATGATGGCATTGTGGATGGTGAAACGGTTTCTACGTCGTGGAATTATTGGGAAACGTCCGTTACGGGATCGCCCACTACGGAAGTGTCACATTGGACTGGATGGAAAACTGGAACCACCGATCCAAATAATCCCCATCCCGATCAAGAATGGGCGCGCGGCACGGCGGGTGTGCGTGAGCAGGAATGGTTAGTTACTAAAACTATTACTCCCACCACGACTACCAACTACGCACAGGCCACATTTGCACATACTAAAGTAAGTACTATTACTACGGATTTGGGTGAACGAGTAATCGATCAATCCATCGCGCATAAGATGCGTGGAATTGATGTGGATATCATGTCAGGTGGATTATTACCCGGCGCAACGCTTCGCGCCACGTTTGATGAAATTGATGTCACCAATTACATGGAACGTGCCAATCGTATTACCATTACCGATACCAATGCCGCAACATTTCAAGTGGGAGATATTATCACTACAAATGGCGGCGCTACGGCTCGTATCGTTGGGATAGTGACAAACGCCTCAACGGGAACTGCCTATTTGTATGTGACTGATGCGCGAGGGGCATTTGCGGGCGCGACCATCACCTCACGTCAAAATCCCGACGCATTGGTTGGGCAAACTACGGTGAGTGGTGTATCTATTACTGGATACGACCATTGGCACGGACAAGCGCAGCAGGTAACAAGTAATTCTCCGTGGACTCTTCGACTGGGTACGGGTGCGGTAACTACTAGCGATCCCTACACCGGAAAAATTATTCATTTTACCGATGGTGGATATTTGCGATATGTTAACTTGTTGGACAATACTACACCAACCGTCGCAACATCAGGCGTTGCGGGGTATATGGCCAGAATTACAAGTTACAACCCAAGCACTCGTGACGTGGTGCTCGAAGGATTGCCAGGTGACGTAAGCGCGGCATTTGCGCAACAGTTTACATCATATACAACGGATAATCCTATTCGGTATAGCATCGGAGACCTCCAAACAACCGGAACGGGTAATACCACCGCGTCGGCGGTCAGCCCCGGCTCGTTTTTTGGAATGTTCCGACTGCCGGGTATGCGTCAACCTACAGGAGCCGGCGCCAATGCTAACATGCGCGTGATGAGCACGGATTTACAATTTAATACGGGCACCCGCGTATTCCGGTTAGAAAACATTACACCAAATAGTTTGATAGAATCGTCAGCGCGTCGTCAATTTAGTGCGCAAGGCACAACCGTGGTCAAACAAAAAGAAATTGTGCGTACGCGCCAAACGGAGTCGTGGACGACACAGGGTGAGATTACGTCATCGAGTTCTACAACAACTAACGTTGATGAGGATTGGGAATTTATTCGGTATATCGATCCGTTAGCCCAGACATTCTTGATTAGTAAAGAAGAATATCCAAACGGAGTATACATTACGGCGGTCGATTTGTTCTTTGGTAAAAAAGGCGTCACTGATATGGACGTGACCGTAGAACTTCGCACCACGGTTAATGGTGTGCCTTCTGCGGATACAACCTTGGCCAAAGCGACGGTGACCGCAGGGAACATTAAGGTAGTTCCTACGGGTGTCACGCCGTCACCGGGGAATTCGTCGCACTATACGCGCTTTACTTTCGATACACCACAATACTTGGCGCCAAATTTTGAATATGCCTTTGTGGTGCTGTCCAACTCAAATGAATATGAAGTGTTTGTGGGTGAACTTGGCAAACAATTGATTGGGTCGAGTAATATCATTACACAGCAACCGCATGGCGGTGTGCTCTTCAAGTCCCAAAATGCGCGGACATGGGTACCCGAACCATTGGAAGATTTAACGTTTGTCATTCATCGGGCCGAGTTTAGTATGTCTCAGGGCACTCTCGCGTTACAATTAGCGAACAATTACAGCACGTTAATTGACGAGATTGATTACGACTTGTTGTATCTGGGGGTCGATCATTTGGATTTCCCTGCAACTCAACAATATACACACTACACGCTCAAGACGGTCAACACGTCAGATGTGGCAAGTTCGCAGGTCTTTACGCCGAATATGACGGTTGCAATGTCGGAACGTAAGCGCATTGTTGAAGGTCACGCATCGTCCTTACAATTAACGGCAACATTGCGCACGTCAAATTCGCATGTCTCTCCGGTGTATGATGTGGAGCGGTTGAGCGCACTGTTAATTAAAAACATGGTAGACAATGGTCGGCTGTACGCCAATGGAGTGGCGTTTACGGCAGCAACTCCAAATACGTCTGCGTCTGCCAACTATTCTACGAGCGGAAATTCATACGCATTGACCGTGAGTGGAGGCAATGGTACCGGTGCGGTATTGTATGCGAATACAAATACGACGGGATATGTTACGAGTATTTACGTCGCTAATGCTGGATACGGATATACGGAAACTCCGACACTCGCGATGGCTTCCAATACTGATTTTACGGCGACTGGTCAGCCCACCTTTACGTATGTTGGAGAAACTAGCGGAACCTCGCGTGTATATGGAGAACAGAAGGCGCGGTATCTGACGCTGCCTATCACGTTGGCCGATGGATTTGATGCGGGAGACTTGAAGGTGTATCTGTCTGCGGTGCGAGCACCACAGCATAACATTGATGTCTATTACCGTATCTTAGCCACCGGCGACCCGCAAAAATTTGAAGAAAAACCGTGGACGTTGATGGTGTTAAAGGAAGGACAAGAAGAACTCTACTCAACATCAAGCGCAATTCGTCGAGAATACGAATATCGCACAGTAGATAATAAAGCGTCGTATGTTTCTAATGGCACCACGTTTGATCGATTCCATACGTTTGCGATTAAAGTGGTGTTGCGGTCGTCAAAAACGGATAGTCCGTATGAGGTAGATACAGTTAATGTGCCGTTAATCTCCAACCTGCGCATCATTGCGTTGGATGAATAAGGATAAATATCTATATGGCTTTAGTGCAGACCAAAGATTCTCGCGTCGTAAGAGATACAGAAACGCAGGCGCTATTGGCAACTAATGCGGACGAATTGGCGCGGCATCGTCGAATGCGAGCAACCTTGAAAAAGGTGACCACCCAACAACGCACGGTGGACGAACGATTTGAAGCCTTAAATGGTCGCATCGATCGGTGTGAGGCATTATTACAAGAACTGGTGCAACACGTTTCTACACTGGTCGCTAAATATCCAGTAATCTTTTCTGAACGAGACTAACTATGCCTCTACCATCACCCATTCAAACGACCGACACATTTAATACGTGGCTTGATGCTACGAATAACGTTATTGCGCATATTGCTAATACTAACGCATATGTGCTAGTGACGAACACCTCCAGCGCCAATTTAGTGGCGACGGGTAATGTGTATGTGAATGGAGCGGTGCATACCACGTCGTTAGTCGCTAATGCGAACGTGGTGTTAGGTGGTACGTCATTGGGAGCATCTACCCCATTGCTAAGTTTGAAACTGGGCGCAAGCAATGTGAATACTGCGTCGCTCTACGGTACAAATCTTAGTATTACGATGACGAACACCGTGTGGTCGGGCACCGACGTAACGTTTGGCCCGAACGCTCTGTTTCAAGGTGCGGTGACCATCAACGCGGTAGCGACTCTGACCAAGAACGTTGCGCTGGCCACAACGGTACTGACTGTTACGACAAACTCGTCAGTCAACACGATGACGGTGGGGGCGGGATTAAGTTACAACATAAATGCGACAATATCGCAAATCGTCACAAACAGTACGGTATACACTACCAATGCTGCTAATATTTTCTTTACGGGCACAAATTTAACGTTAAGTCCAAATACGATCACCAACGGTACTCTGACGACTAATAATATTAGCACGTTTAACGGCAATGTGACGTTTAACAGTAACGTGACATTTAATAGTGCGCTACTACTTGGCGGCCCGCTTGCATTCAGTAGTAGTTTTGTTGAAACGTCTACCAATTTAAGTGGCACCGGTATCGCCGCACCGTTATCTGCCAACGCGAATGCGGTCATTCATCGTGTCACCGCAACCGACCCGTCCTCTGGGTATACCGGGAAACTTGTATCGGGTATTGCACAAGCCAATACGACGCAATACCGTCAATTGGTGTTGTTTAATACCGGCACGGTCACGTTGATTTTTCAACACGCGAATACCGCCGCAGGGGCCAATGGCGTGCTTTGCCCCGGTAGTACAGATTTCCAAATTCCTGGCGGTGGAACCTGTATGCTATACTATGATGTCAGTGTCGGTAGTGGTGCTCGGTGGCGAGTAATTAGCGCCCCAATTGGCGTTGATGCAAATACAAGTGTTACGGGATATGTTAATACTACCGCACAATCATTTGCTGGTACCAAAACGTTCGCAGGAGCACTTGTGGCATCCAGTACGTTGACCGTAAATGGTACCGTGGTAGTCGCAAATACCGTGGATTTGAATAATTCGACGAGTGGTCGGTTGGTTCTCCCAGTAGGCACAGATAAGTGGAGCACGTAATAGCATGGCAGCAAATGGTTCGATGTGGGTTGACGGAACGTATCTGTATTGGCGAAATGCGGCTAACACCCGTTTCCGTTTTTTAGGTACGACGGTCGCCACACCCGCTGGTGCGAAATCGGGGAGTCTGTGGATTGAAGCGAATAATATTCATTATATTGACGCATTGGGGGTTGAACGTCGTGCAAACGGAGCCGCAGTAGAACAGCAGACGGGAAAAGCGGGTTCTATCTGGATTGAGACTTCGTATGCGCCGTCTAGTGCAAACGGACAGTTACATTTTCTTGGGGAATCGCAATATGAGCACTGGGCACATAATGACACCTCATTTGTAAATTCTCATACCGATACAGCGCACACAGATTTACATACGGATACTCCACATACCGATACCACCGCAGTGACTCCCCACACGGATGCCCACACGGACATTGCACATACCGATGCCCATACGGACATTGCGCATTCGGACGCGCACACGGACATTGCCCACACCGACGCGCACACCGATATTGCATTCAGTAGTGCGCATTCAGACGCACACACCGATGCGTACACTGATGAACCCTATTATCATGATGATGAAATCGAGCAACATGATGATCATACGGACGAGGCGGGATACAGTCATTCCGATTCACATACCGACACGCATACGGATAATTATTATCCTTATGGTGATGGTGGGTATGACCCAGAAAATCATTATGATCAACCGGCGGAATTTTTTGACTCGCACTCTGATGCTTACTCCGATGAACCTCATTATGATGGATATCATTATGATAGCCCCACCAATTTCATTGGTGGCAATACGAACAATGCACAGCATTTTCCGCTTGAACCTCGAACACCCGTGCATAGCGATGGTTGGTTGCTTGAATACCATCACGATGTTACAGAAGATTTTGTAGATAGTCATTCCGACTCACATGCAGATGCGCATACCGATATATCTTTTCAAAATTCGCATAATGATGTATCGCGCAGTATTGCGCATAGTGACGTATCCCGTGTGAGCACTCATAAC